CTCGACGAGCAAACGGCGGAGGCCGAGAGCCGCGTAGAACTCGAGTCGCTCGGACGACGCCTGACGGCACTCGAGCAGGACCCGGAGTGGCATCGAGTCGTCGTGTTCCCGCAGGCGTGCAGCGCCATCCGCTTCGGCCAGCTAAACCCGGAGACTCCCCTCCGCGTGCGACTGCTCGGAGAGCGGCACCAGGTCGAGCAGCTCTACGAGGAGGAGCTCTCCAAACCAGACGGTTGCGAGTGGCGCGAGCTCTCTGAACTGCCGGACAGATTCGACGCGATCACCGATCCGGCCGAGCTCTCCAATGTCACCTGGTCGTGGTGGCCGACGGACCGGCCGTGGGGGAGACCACCGCTGCGGGCGTGCATCGACGCGGACGACGTCACCTTCCCGACCTTCCAAGGCCTCGCGGCCGGCTGCCTCGTTAGCTTCGGCCACCGCGCGCACGAGCGACCGTTCATCTTCAACCGCTCCGGTGGGTTCCCGTTCTTCTCGCATGCCGCGATCGTCTCGAGCACGATCTCCTGGGGTTCTGCCTGGTTACTGCGCTTCGAGTGACTGGACTCCTCTCCCCTAAGGGCTATGGCGATCGCCGAAAGCTCACCCGTCAGGCCGTCATGCGGGCGATCTCCGCTGGACGGCTGAAGGAGAGCGTCTCGAAGAACGACGCGGGATACTGGCGGATCGAGCCAGTCGCGGCCGACAAGGAATGGAAGACGTGGACGGACCCATCGAAGGTTCCGAAGACGAAGGCCGGCGGCCGCCCGGCTAGGACCGGGAACCTGTTCGACGAGGAGCAGCGCGAAGAGGCGATGTCGCACGCGCGCTCGAGCGCCATCCGGATCCAGGTGGATACTGAGCTGAAGCAGCTCGAGCTCGACTCGCGCCGCGGGAACCTGATCGACCGCGGCGCCGTGACGCGCGCGGCCTTTCAGATTGCGCGCGACCTGCGCGAGCGCCTGATGGCGATCCCGGATCGCCTCGCCTCGGAGATCCACGCGGCGAAGGAGATCCAGGACGTACACCGCCTCTTGACCGAGGAACTCGCGCACGCGCTCGACTCCTTCGCGAAGTCGAAGGAGTTCCGCGAGGTCACGAGGACGAAGGAAGCGCGAGAGGACGAGGACGCATGAAGCCCTACTACGACCGCGCCGGGATCACAATCTCATCGCGCGCCGCGACGAGCGTTGAGCCGGAGCCCATGAACGGGTCTTCTCCTGCCCAGAGTCGGTAGTTTTGGGGCTTGCCTCGCACAGCCCGGGATCCGAGACTCGGGCCCCATGGAACACAGGCACCACGAGCACGGCGACCCCGCGGTGCGCCAAGCGCGCGCGCTCGAGCACATCGCGCGCGAGGCCGCGGCGATCCAGGACACCCTCGCTCGTATCGAGTGCCACCTCCTCGGCGCCTCGGTGGAGGAGGTCCAGGCGATGCGCGTCGAAGCGCGCGCCCTGACGCAGGACCTCAGAGCATCCCGCAAGACTCTCGACGCCGCCCTCGCGGCACAACACGAAGAAGGAACTCAGAAATGACGAACCCCATCCTCGGCCCGCTCGCCGACGAGATCACCCAGACCCGCGGCGTGATCGCCTCCGCCGTGACCCTGATCAACGGATTCGCCGCGCGCCTCGACGCCGCGGTGCAGACCGCCCTCGCGAACGGCGCGACCGAGCTCGAGCTCGCGCCCTTCACCGAGCTCGAGGCCGCGCTCGAGACCGATCGGAACGCCCTCGCCGCCGCCGTGGCCGCGAACAGCGAACCGGGCCCGACGCCCGAAAGCGCCGCCCGCCGGCGCTAGAACCCGCCCCAGCGGGTGAAGACGAAGGAGGGGCCCGTGGGGGCCCCTCCTTCCTTTGTTAGAACGGCCGGCCGCCATGGCGCCCCTCCTCGACGAGCTCGACCTAGCGCAGGAATCGGAACGCACGTTCCTCGCCGCGTTCCGCCGCGGCATCAAGCCCGAGCCGCGCCTGACCGTGAGCGAGTGGGCGGACAGGAATCGCTTCCTCTCCTCACGCTCGAGTAAGGAAACGGGGCAGTGGCGCACGAGCCGCTTCCCCTACCTGCGCGAGATCATGGACTGCCTCTCGACCACGAGCCCGGTCCAGGTGGTGGTCCTCGTGAAGGGCGCGCAGGTCGGCGGCACCGAGGTCCTGAACAACTTCGTCGGATACGTGATCGACCACGCTCCGGGTCCGTTCATGGCCGTTCTCCCGACCGGAGACATCAACAAGAGGAAGTCGCGCCAGACCCTCGACCCGCTGCTCGAGGACTCGCCGTCGTTGCGTGCGAAGGTGAAGGCGAAGAAGAGCCGCGACCCCGGGAACACGACCCTCATGAAGGTCTTCCCGGGCGGCATGCTCGTGCTCTCGAGCGCCGGCAGCGCGCCGTCCCTGCGTTCGATGCCCGTGCGCTATCTCGCGCTCGACGAGCTCGACGGCTTCCCGCAGAGCCTCGAGGGCGAGGGCGATCCCGAGGACCTCGCCGAGCGCGGCACGCGGTCGTACGAGTCGAGCCGGAAGATCTACAAGGTCTCGACCCCGACCGTCGAGGGGCGCTCGAGGATCGCCTTCGCGTTCAAGCAAACGGACCGGCGCTACTACCACGTGCCCTGCCCGCACTGCGCCGCGTTTCAGCGCATCGAGTGGAAGCGGATCCGCTGGGAGATGGGCGACGACGAGGACCGCCTCGACGTCGCCGCCGACCTTCGGAACGGGAAGCGCCACGCCTGGCTCGAGTGCGAGCACTGCGGGAAGGCGATCGAGGAGAACGAGAAAACGCAGATGCTCGCCGCGGGTCAGTGGATCCCGGAGGACCCGCGTCGCGGAGACCTCTACCGCGGCTATCACCTCTCCGCGCTCTATTCGCCGTTCGGGTTCTACTCCTGGTCGACCTCCGCCGCGCGCCACATCGAGGCGCAGGGGAACCCGGAGAAGCTCCGCGTCTGGGTCAATCACGACCTCGGCGAGACCTGGAAGGAGAAGGGCGACGCGCCCGAATGGCGGCTCCTGTACGAGCGCCGCGAGGCCTACCCCACGGGCACCGTGCCGCGCGGGGGACTGCTCCTGACAGCCGGCGCCGACGTCCAAGCCGACCGAATCGAGGTCGAGATCCAGGGCTGGGCGCAGGATTTCGAGAGCTGGTCCGTCGAGTACCTGGTCTTCCCCGGCTCGACCGAGCACGAAGAGGCGCCATGGCGCGAGCTCGACCGGCTGCTCGAGCGCGAGTGGCCGCACGCCGACGGGGGCCAGCCATTGCGCCTCTCGGCGATGGCGGTCGACTCCGGGTTCGCGAGCCAGACCGTATACAACTGGCTCCGCCGGTTCGGCCGCTCGCGGCGGGTCTTCGGCATCCGCGGGCGGGTGGGCACCGCCCAGCTCGTGGGCCTCCCGACCTACGTCGAGGTGCACGTGGGCGGCCGCCGGGTCCAGCGCGGGGCCCGCGTCTGGAACGTCGACACCGGGATAGCGAAGGAGCAGCTCTACGGCTGGCTCCACGGGCGGCCGCCGGTCGACCCGGGGCACCGGTTCCCGGTCGGCTACTGCCACTTCCCGAGCTACGGGCCGGACTACTTCAAGGGCCTGACGGCCGAGGTGCTGGTGCGCCGGCGCATCAAGAGCGGCCGGACCCTGCACGACTGGGAAAAGAAGTACGAGCGGAACGAGCCCCTCGACTGCCGGGTGTATTCGCGCGCGGCGGCCTACCTCCTTGGAATGGACAGGTGGCAGGCGGATGATTGGAAGCAGGTCCGGCGCGTCATGGCCGCGCGCGTCGTGCGCGCGGCCCCCGCCGACCAGAAGAACCCGAGACCCACCCGAACACCCGAGCGTAGCAGTCGATGGCATCGAGCACGTGGACGATCGGAGACCTGACGCGCATCGAGCGCGCGATCCGGAGCGGCGCGCTCCGGGTCACCTATGGGGACGGGAAGAGCGTCACCTACCGTAGCCTCGACGAGATGTTCGCGATCCGGAATCAGATCCTCGCCGCCCTCGGGCTGAACAAGGGCCCGATCCGCCGCGTCGCCGCCAGTAACAAGGGGACCCAGCCGGGCTCGATCGACCGGAGCGAGCGGGGGTGGTTCTTCCGATGAGCCTCGTCGATACCCTGATCGAGGGCATCGCGCCGCGCTGGGCGCTCAAGCGCGCGGGCGCGCGGGCGCGCCTCGACATCCTCCGCAAGGGCATGGACCGCGTCCGGCGCTTCGAGGGCGCGGACCGCGGCCGCCGCACGCAGGGCTGGCTCTCGCCCGACACCTCGCCCGTGTCCGCCACGCGCGGCGCCCTGCACGACCTCCGCGCGCGGTGCCGCGACCTCGAGAGGAACAATCCATGGGCGCTCGCGGCCGTGCGCGACCTCGTCTCGAACCTGGTGGGGGACGGGATCCGGCCGAAGTTCGACCACAAGACGGAGGACCTCGAGCGCAAGTTCCGGGAGCTCTGGAAGGAGTGGGCCGAGTCTCCGAAGTGCGACGCCGGCGGCAGGAACACCCACGGCGCCATGCAGGCGGCCGTCGCTCAATCGATGATCTCGGGCGGGCAGGCCCTGGTGCGCCGGCGCTTCCGGCGCCTCGAGGACGACCTCCCCTGCCCGCTGCAGCTCCAGGCGCTAGAGGGCGACTTCATCGACACGCAGAAGGACGGGCTCTTCGACGAACGCGGGAACCGCACCCTGCAGGGAAAGGCCTTCAACGCCTTCGGGCGGCTGACCGGCTACTGGCTCTTCCGCTCCCACCCGGGCGACATGCTCTGGAGCGGCGGTGGACTGACCGCCGAGAGCGTGTTCGTGCGGGCCTCGGAGATCCTCGACGTGTACCGAGAGGACCGCCTCGGCCAGGTGCGCGGGGTGCCGTGGGGTTCCCCTTGCATCCTGCGGCTGAAGGAGCTCGACAGCTACGAGGACAACGAGGCGGTGCGCATGGTCGTCGCGACCGCGTTCTCGGCCTTCGTGCACGACCTCTCGGCCGAGGCCGGGTTCGAGGACGGGATTGGCACCGAGGGACAGCCCCCGATCAAGAACGACAAGGGACAGGTGTCCGACGAGCTCGAGCCCGGGACGATCGAGTTCCTGCCGCCCGGGAAGACGATCACGTTCCCGACCGTGCCGCAGAACGAGGGCTACAAGGACTTCGTCCGCGCCCAGCTCCTCGGGATCGCCAAGGGCTACGGCACCACGTACGAGAGCCTGACGGGCGACTTCTCCGGCTCGAACTTCACGACCGGCCGCATGGCCCACATCGTCTACCGGCGCGACCTCGCGCGCTGGCGTTCGCACATCGTCGTGCCGCACTTCTGCGAGCCGTCGCTGCGGTGGTGGCTCGAGGCGCTCGTGATCGCCGGGCTCGCCACGGAGGAGGAGATCGAGGGTCTCTCCTGGGTGTGGATCCCCCCCCGGCAGGAGATGATCGACCCCCGCACGGAGGTCGAGGCGACGATCGCGCAGGTCCGGGCCGGGTTCATGAGCCTCCGCCAGGTCGTGCACTCCCTCGGCCGGGACGCGGAGGAGGTCCTCGACGAGCTCGCCCGGGACCTCGCCCTCGCCCGTGGCCTGAAGCTCGTCCTCTCGACCGACGGGGAGACGGACGACCCCGGGAAGATCGAGAGCGTGAACGCCTCGAACGGGTCGGACCGCGCCCTGCTCGAGAAGCTCCTGCACCGCGCCGGCGACCTCGACCAGGTGCTCGAGCGGGAGCGCCTCAACGGGCGCACCCCTTGAAACAACCGGGGCGGGCCCGGACTATCGCTACGGCGTGCCGCCCTCCCTGCTCGTCCCGAAGAAGGAACTCGTGCTCCGCGAGCGGCTCGAGATCCGAGCCGCCTTCCAGCCCGAGACCTTCCGCCTAGCGGATGGCGGAAACGCCACGGTTCAGATCGTGGCGAGCGCCGGAGCAGCCGTCAGGCGCCTCGGGTTCTTCGACGGAGGCCTCGAGGAGTTCGACGAGCTGCTCTCATTCGCGACCGGCGCCCACCGGGACGAGCGCCTGAACTCCGGGCGGGTCAACCTCCTCCTCGACCACGATCTCAGCGACGTCCGCCAGGTCTTCGGAATCCTGTCCGATCCGGTCTGGCAGCGAGACGTGCGCAGACTCACGCTCACAGCGCGCCTCTCCAGGCGCGACGAGCACCGCGGCCTCGTGCAGGACGTGCGCGACGGGATCCTAGTCAACACGTCGATCGGCTACCGGACCTTCCAGGTTCGGGACGTCACGAAGAAGGGCGATCCGCGCCGCCAGCTCGAGGCCATCGACTGGGAAACGCGCGAGGTCTCGATCATCTCCGTCGGCGCCGACGCCGGCGCGCACGTGCGCCACCTACCAGAAGACGAAGAACCGGGGCGGACGACGATCGTCATCCTCTCCAGGAGCCAGGAAGAACCCATGCCGCCCACCGATCCGAACCAGCCGAACGCTCCCACGACCCCGAACCAGCCCTCGGGCCTGACCACCACGGAGGAGCGCGCGGCCGCGGAAGCCCGCGCCGCGACGCAGCGCGCCGCGACCCCGGCGCCCGCTACCGTTCCGGCGGCCGCCCAGCCCGTGGTTCCGACCGCGGCCGGGCAGCCGGCCACGTCGGACGAGCGCGGTGCGGACGGCGAGCGTGATCGCCAGCGCTCGATCCGCGAGCGCCTCCGCGCGGCGCGCCTCCCGAACGACGACCCCTTCGCCACGGGCATGCTCGACGACCGGCGCGTGTCTCCGGACGCGGCGAGCTCGCGCATCCTCGAGCGCATGTCCGGCAGCCCGGACGCGCCGCCGATCGACGGCCTCGCGCGCGTCGGTGGGGAGGAGGGCGCCACGCTCACGCGCGCAGTCGAGGACGCGCTCCTCTTCCGTGCCCGGCAAGAGGAGTTCATCGACGGCATCCGGGACGAGCGCGGTGCGGTCTCGCCGGCGAAGCTCCGCGCGCGGCTGCAGGGGAACCCCTTCGTCCACCGCTCTCTGCTCGAGGTCGGAGAGGAGTTCGTCGCGAACGTGTTCAACGTGCGCACGCTCGCGCGGATGCCGAAGCTCGAGCGCGCGGGTGCGATCCTTCGCCCGCGCATCCAGGACGAGCAGCGTTCGGTGGGGTCGATCGGCCTCGGGCACTCCACGAGCGACTTCCCCGGGATCCTCGCGAACATCGTCTCGAAGATCCTGCGCGGGCGCTTCGAGCTCGCCCCGAACACGTGGGCGCAGTGGACCTCGCGCGGCAGCCTCGCCGACTACAAGCAAGCGACCCGCGTCCAGCTCGGCGCCTCGCCGCGCCTGCTCCAGGTCCGCGAGGGCGCGGAATACATCTACGGGACGATCGGCGAGCAGTCGGAGCCGATCATCCTCGCGAAGTGGGGGCGGATCGTCTCCCTGACGCGCGAAGCGATGATCAACGACGACCTGAACGCCTTCGCCAGGATCTCCGGCCAGTACGGCGCCTCCGCGATGCAGCTCATCGCGGACCTCGTCTACGCCCACCTGACCGGAAACACCGTCATGGCGGACGGCCTCGCGATCTTCCACGCGACCCACAAGAACCTCGTCACGGGCGCCGGCAACGGCCTTGCCGCGGCCGGGATCGCGTCGCTCTCGAACCTGCGCACGAAGGCGCGCCTACAGACGAGCATCGATCCGGGCCTCGCCGGTCCCGAGAATACGGCGTTCTTCATGGGCGTCGCGATCGAGCACCTCCGCGTGCCGGCCGAGCTCGAGACGGCGGCCCAGCAGCTCACGAGCCTGATCCAGCCGGCCCTGGTCGGCAGCGTGAACCCCTTCCAGGGGATCTTCCGCAGCGTCATGGCGGAGCCCCGCCTCTCCGCGTCCTCGGCCCTCGCCTACTACGGCATGTCCGATCCCTCGATGCAGGACACGATCGAGGTCGCGTTCCTGCAGGGCGAGGACGGTCCGATGGTAGAGACGCGCCAGGGCTTCGAGCGCGACGGCGTCGACATCAAGGTGCGCATGGACGTCGGCACCGCGCCCACCGACTTCCGCGGCCTCTACAAGAACGAGGGCACGGTCTAGTCCAACCGATCCCCCGTCCACCGAACACCGAACCACCAAGAGAACGAGCCACGAGCCATGAAGAACTTCCAGCACCAGGCCGACACCGTCGAGTTCACCGCGCCCGTGGGCGGGACGGTGTCGGGACAGGTCTACATCATCGGCGCCATGGTCGTGGTCGCCGTGAACACGGTCGCGGCCGGGGTGCGCACCGTGGGCGCGCGCGGCGGCTGCTACCGCCTCGCGAAGAACGCGGCCGAGGCCGTCACCGAGGGCCAGAAGGCCTTCTGG